TTATCCGACCTCAAGCGCGAAGAAGCAGAGCGAAAAATCCTCGATGCGGTGATCGGTGGCGATCGTTACGCCAAGCAGATCATGGTGACGGCCAAGCTCTCATACTCCGCCGTTTGGCGAGGCTTGGGCCGCTTGGCAAGCAGCGGCGATCTCGTCAAGACGGGTGCATGCCCAGCCATCTATTCGATCCCTGGGGAAAGCCCCGCTCAGCCAGAGGCTAAGCCGACGAAGCGATCCAAATCCGCCCCACACAAGCGCGAGGCCAAGCCGAAAGCAGTCCGCGTCAACAAATCCTCGCGCGTGCTGAGCGACGACGACCTGGAAAGGCGCGAAGAAGCGGCGCAGGCTTTGCGTGCAGCACAGGCGCTCGCGCAGCCAGCCTTTCGTCATCCGTACGACGTTGCGCTATTTGGCGAATATCGGAAAGCGGCATGAAGCCAAATGCATGCCGAATCTGCCGGCGCACTTTCATGCCAATCAGCAGCATGGCGAAAGTGTGCTCTGTCCCATGCTCGCTCGAACTCGTGCGGCAGGACAAAGCACGCAAGGAAGCGCGGGCGAAGCGAGAAGAGCGAAAGTCGCTGCGGGAGCGGATGGAGAAGGCGAAGACGCGCGGGCAGCATCTGCGAGAGCTTCAGGCGGCGTTCAATGCCTGGATCAGGGCGCGGGATGCAGGGCAGCCGTGCATCTCGTGCCGACGGCATCATCAAGGCCAATGGCACGCCGGCCATTACCGCTCGGTTGGATCAGAGCCGGCGCTGCGCTTCGAGCCGGATAACTGCCATCTCCAATGCGCACCGTGCAACACGCATCTGTCGGGGAATTTGATCCCCTACCGCGCGAACCTGATCCAAAAGATCGGCTTGGCGCGCGTGGAATGGATCGAGGGGGCGCACGAGCCGATAAAGCTAAGCCTCGCGGAGATCATCGAAAAGAAGGCGTTTTACCGTGCCGAGGTCCGGCGAATGAAGAAGGCAGCAGCTTGAAAGGAGTAGCCATGTGCGGCGACGCAGCAGAAATGATTGCCGGCGTGCTCGCTCTAATGACGGAAAGCGAGCGCAAGCGGTTTGAAGACGACTACTCGCACTTCCGCTCGTACAGCAACGTGCCTCCGTGGGTCGATGAATCATGGACGCGCTGGGCGTTCTGGAGCGGTGGCAATTACAGAGTGAGGAAGACATGAGAAAAATCGCACCCGCAATCATCTGCGTCGGCTTGGCTGGCATCGCCGCATACATGAACGTCCACCAGCAGAGCGCGACGCTGCTGTGGCTTGGCGTGGCCGTCTCGTTCTTTGTGGCTTGCTGAGGGCAATGGTGGACCTCGTCGCTCTCGAATCACGCCTCGAAAACTGGGCGCGCGCTCAGCGCTCATCTGGATATCAAGGCGGCCGCGCCGCATCGGCCGAGGGTGCATTCCGTGGTGGGCGGCGTGAACTGCGCCCCGCGCCTCAGCCGGTCGACGCAGGGGACGCGCACCTGGTCAACGAGGCGTGGAAGCGCCTGATGCCGCTCGACAAGGACGTGCTGATGCTGCACTACGTCTGGCGCGCTCACTCGTCGTTCATCTGCCGACGGCTGAAAATCAGACAGGGTCGAGGACGCGAGCACGCATGGGATTTCGCACTGCACCACGCACATCAGGCGATCGATGACAAATTGAGAAAAGTGATGGAAATTGCAAATCCGGTGCGCGCGGCCTATACTCTCGCGAAATTGATGACCGAAACCGTCGACTGACGAGTGAACTGGCCTGGAGGTCCGGGCCAGCTTCACCTCAGCGATTACCGAAGCCCCGCGCAGAGCGATCTGCCGGGGCTTTTTGCATTGGAGCCCGAGATGGCAACACTCACTGCGGCGCAGCGCAAGGCGATGCCAGCCAAGGAATTCGCGGGCGGCAAGCCGAAGGGCGAAGCCACTGGCCGATTTCCGCTGAACGACAAGTCGCATATTCGCGCCGCTGAGTCGTACGAGCGCTATGCCACGCCGGCCGAAAAGAAGAAGATCGACGCGGCAGCCTCCAAGGCTTTCCCGAAGGGCAAGAACGCCAAGAGCGATCCCAAGAAGGTCGGCGCTCGGCTGGCGGGATACAAGGGCAGCGGCAGGTACTGAAATGACCGGTCGTCCCTCATCATTCACGCAAGAGATCGCAGACGAGATTTGCGAGCGCTTGGCGGAAGGGGAAAGCTTGCGTTCGATCTGTCGCAGCGATGGGATGCCAGTACAGGCTACTGTGTTTCGGTGGCTATCGATTGATGAAGCCTTTCTGAAGCAATACGCGCGTGCGCGGGAAGCTCAGGCCGATCGGCTGGCCGATGAAATCCTCGACATCGCCGACGACAGCTCGCACGATACGGAGTCAACCGAGCATGGAGACCGCCCCAATAGCGAGTGGATTGCCCGTTCGCGTCTTCGGGTCGATGCCCGCAAATGGCTTGCCTCCAAGATGGCGCCGAAGAAGTACGGCGACAAGGTGACGCAGGAAATCACGGGCGAGGGCGGCGGTGCTCTGGTAGTGAAGATCGTGCGGCACGGGGACGAAAATGCCTGAGATCATGCTGCCGGCGAACAATTGGGCGCCGCGCAAGCATCAGAGAAAGGCATGGTCATATCTCGAAAAAGGTGGCCGCTATCTCTACCAGATCGCACATCGCCGCTGGGGCAAGGATGACATCGCGCTACGCTGGACCTCGGTCGCAGCATTCGAGCGCGTCGGAGCCTATTGGCATCTGCTGCCCGAGGCGGCTCATGCGCGCAAAGCTATCTGGACGGCGGTGAATCCGCACACTGGCATGCGCCGTATTGACGAGGCATTCCCTCGCTCGTTGCGCAAGACGACGCGCGAGCAAGAGATGTTCATCGAATTCCTGAATGGCTCGACTTGGCAGGTGGGCGGGAGTGACCGATACAACACACTGGTTGGATCGTCTCCAGCCGGCGTGGTGTTCTCCGAATGGGCGCTTGCCAACCCGTCTGCATGGGCCTATGTTCGCCCGATCCTGCTTGAAAACGGTGGATGGTCCGCATTCATTACGACGCCCCGAGGGCACAACCATGCCGAGCGCATGCTTAAAGCCGCGCGCAGCATGCCGGGCGCGTTTGCCGATGTATCGCCGGCCACGGAGACGGGCATCTTCTCGTCCGAAGCGTTGGAGCAGGAGCGCTTGTCGCTGATTGCCGAGTACGGCCCGGACTTCGGGCAATCCATCTTCGATCAGGAATATATGTGCAGCTTCGATGCTGCCGTGCTTGGCGCCTATTACACCGCATGGATCATGCAGGTGCGCACCGAGAAGCGCATTACCGATGTTCCGGTGCAGACTGAATTGCCGGTGCATTTCGCATTCGACATCGGGCGCTCTGACGACACATCGATATGGGCATTCCAGGTGCCATGGAAGGCCGTGCATGTGACCGGATTCCATTCGAGCAACGGTCAGGATGTGGGGTTCTACCTCGATTACCTTTGGACCTATCTGCAACAGCGCGGCGCGAAGCTCGGAAAGCTATACCTGCCGCATGATGCGAAGGCAAAGACGCTGGCAAGCATGGGCAAGAGCGTTCAGGAGCAATTCGTCGATGGCGTCGAGAAGGATGGGCGCCGCATCCCTGGTGTGGGATGGGCTCACGTCGAGATCGTGCCGGGGCTGTCTGTGCAAGATGGCATTCAGGCGGTGCGCGCAATGTTCCCTCGCGTCTGGTTTGATACATCATGCGACAAGGACGACTCGGCTGGCTTCACAGGCCTGGAGGCGCTCTCGCAATACCGTCGCGAGTACGACGAGGCGAACAAAGTATTCCGCGAAAAGCCGCTGCATGATTGGTGCTCGAACCCCGCTGACGCCTTTCGGATGCTCGCCGTCGCCTATCAGGCGGAGAAAGCCGCAGCGCCGCCTCCGCCGCCCCCCAAATTTCCGCTTGATCTATCGATCGATGCGCTCATTGCCCGCCAGCGCGCGAAGCGCTTGGCCGAGGAGGCTTGATGCAACACGGAGACAGAGTGCTCATAAAGTCGATCGATAGAGCCGGCACTCTCGGGCACTTTCATTCCGATTGTGGCTGCTGGCTGGTCAGAATTGATGGCGAGCGCGTGCAGGGCCACTGGCCTGATGGAACTTTGGAAATGACCAACGCAGCGCTCTTTGAGCCGTGCGATATCGTGTTGGAGGCATAAATGCAACTGAACGTCGCAACCTACCAGACGGCTGCGTCCATCACGCCGAGCGACACGGCTTCGCAGCAATACCGCGCGATCTATGTGGGCGGTGCGGGTAATGTCTCGGTCAAAACGCTAGGCGGGAATACGGTGACCTTCACCGCGCCTCCGGTGGGGACGATCCTACCCGTCGAGGTGCAGCAGGTGCTCGCAACCGGCACGACGGCAACTCTGTTGATCGGACTTGCCTGAAATGTCCGATCTCGATACCACGGCTATCAATACGGTCGACAGCCCGAAGGAATTCGGGCGCGGGCCGGAAGGCGAATATCGCCGTTGGGCCGTGGAGTTGTCCATGGCGAAAAAGCGCATGAAGCCGTGGCGCGAGAAGGCGAAAAAGCTGTGGGATGTCTATCACGGCACGAGCGTGAGCCGCAAAAAGAACAGCTACAACATGCTGTTCGTGGTGACAGATATCCTGTTCCCGCTGATTTACAACACGCTGCCGACGCCTGATACTCGTCGTAGATTCGCGCAGAACGATCCGCTCGGAAAAGCTGTATCCGAGGTCATCAATCGTGCGCTGACGTTCAACGCCGAGACGACCGACTTCGATACCGAGATCAAGGCCGACGAACTGGATATGCTGATCGTCGGGCGTGGGATATCGCGCGTGCGCTATGTGCCTGACTTGGTGCAGGTCGGCGATACCGAGCAAACGGGCGAGGAAAGCGCCGAGACGAATCTGGATCATGAGGCGCAGCAGGGCGAGCAGAACGAGGAGCTTGCTTGGGAAACGGCGCCGCTTGAGCATGTGAAATGGGACAAGTATCTCTATGGCCCAGGTCGATCATTCAAAGAGGTTCCGTGGTGGGCATTCGAGCACAACCTGACGCGCGATGAATGCATTCTTCGCTTCGGGCCAGAGATCGGCAACAAAATCGAGCTTGACGGCGGCCCTTCTGATGTCGATGTCGACAAGCAGCGCATCGCCGACGACGACACGCTGAGCCTGTTCAAAACGGCCAAATGCTGGGAGATTTGGGATAAGGACGAGCGACGCGTCGTTTGGATTGCCGATACCGGCTACCGCAGTGGCCCACTGAAGATCGAGTCCGATCCGCTCAAGCTCGAACAGTTCTTACCGCTTCCGCGCCCGCTTGATGCGCTGTTCGACTCCGACACGTTCGAGCCGACGCCGCTTTATGAGCAATATCGCGAGCAGGCCGAAGAGCTTGATCGGGTCTCGACGCGCATCAACAAGATCATTACCGGCCTGAAGCTGCGCGCGATCTACGATCCTTCGCTCGGGTCTCAGGTGGCCGAGTTGTTCCGCGGCGAGGATAACGACCTGATCCCGGCTGACTCGAATATCCGCCAGCTATACGAGGCAGGCGGCATCGAAAAAGCCATCTGGTGGGCGCCGATCGAGAAGGCTGCGCAGGTGCTAGGCGAATTGCGTGAGCAGCGCGAGAGCTGCAAACAGATCATCTATGAGCTGACCGGCATCGCAGACATCATGCGAGGATCGACGGATGCACAGGAAACGAAGGGCGCGCAGGATTTGAAAGTTGCCTTCGGGAAATCGCGCGTCAGCCCGCGGCAACGTGAGATGCAGCGGTATATCCGCGATCAATTCGCGCTCCAAGCTGAAATCATCTGCGAGAAGTTTTCTTTGCAGACAATCCAGCAGATGACACAACTGCAATTGCCGACCGACGCGCAGGTCATGCCGCAGCGGCATCAGGCGATCGCGCAGGCCATCATGGCGCGGCTGAGTGGGCAGCAAGTGCAGCCATTACCTCCAAAGCCGCTGACCTGGGAGGATGTTCACCGCGCAATGCAGGATGACGCGCAGCGCACCTTCCGCATTGATATCGAGACAGATTCGACAATCGCCGCGGCTCAGCAGGAAGACGCACAAGACCTCGCGACGGTTATGTCTGCGATCGTAGAGATGGTCAAGGAGGTAGGCCCGATGGTGCAAATGGGCGTCCTTCCCTTCCCGGCGTTCAAGGAATTGCTGCTGATGACCGCGCGGAAATTCCGCATGGGATCGGCGGTAGAGGATGCGATCGACCAGATGCAACCGCCGAAGCAGGGGCAGCCTCCGGTGCAGGTTCAGGTCGAGCGAATGCGCCAGCATGGAAAGCAGCAGGAAATCGTGGCGAACATGCAGGCCGATCAAGCTCGCGCGCAGATCGAGGCGCAATCCGAGTATCTCAGGCAGCATGCGCAGGCGTTGCAGGCGCAGCAGGAGAACGCATTAGAAGCCCAGCGCGCGCAGTTGCAGGCTCAAAACGAGGCGGCGCTTGAGCAGATGCGGGTGCAGGCCGATGTCGCAACAGAGCGCATGAAGTCCGAGATGCAGGCGCAAATCCAGGTGATTTTGCAGGCCATGAAGAACCAGAGCGCAATCGAAATTGCCGAAATCACGACCGGCGCGCAATTGCAGGCGGCGCAGATCAGCTCGGCGCAAGCAGGCGAAGGAGGCGAGTAATGCCGCTCTATACATTCCGCTGCAACCAATGCGGCTCGAAAGTGAGCGAATTCAGGAAGATCTACGAGCGCAATCAATTGCCGTTCTGCGCTTTCGGCCATACCGCATTGCCGATGCCGAGAATGATCGAGGCGCCAGCAGTGCAGGCCGATCTGCCCGGATATACATCGCCGATCGATGGCCGTTGGATCGAAGGACGCCGCGCACGAACGGAAGACCTCAAGCGCAGCGGATGCCGCCCATGGGAAGGAATGGAAGCTGAGCGCAAAGAAGCTGAGAAACGCGCGAACGAGGTTGACCATGTATTCGAGCGGACCATCGAGGCTGGCGTAGCCGAGGTTTATAACGGCATGAGCGCCGAGAGCCAGCGAGCATTGCAGCAGCTATGAAGATCACCCAAGAACAACATGAAGCCGCCTTGAGCGGCTTTTTTTACGCCCAAGGAGCCATGAAATGACGGATGTGACGATCGACGACACGTTGCTCGAGACCTACGCGAATTTGCGCGGAGCATTCGAGAGCGATTTCGAGGCGCCGACGCAAACCCAGGCAGCCGCAACGCCGGCGGGCGAAGAGGAAAACGCGCCGGTCGTTGATGAGACGGCTCAGGAAGTCGAATCGGGCGATGCCGATGGCCAGGAACAGACCGGCGCGGAGGAAACTGAAAGCGAGGCTCCCGAAGCGCAAGAGCAGCAGTCGTTCCGACCGCCATGGAAGAAAGCCGCGCTCGCCGAGTGGGAAAAGCTTCCCGAGATCACGCGCAAGGAAATCGAGCGCCGCGAAAACGACTTCCATAAGGGCATCGAGCAATACAAGACTGGGGCTCAGCAGGCCCAAGAGTGGGAGCGCACGGTGCAGCCCTATCTTGCGACCATTCAGAGCTTCGGCGTAACGCCGCAGACCGCCGTGAACGAGCTGCTGAAGGCCGATCACCTGCTGCGTTACAGCGCGCCCGAGCAGAAGGTCGGGCATTTGCTGCGGATCGCCAATGATTTCGGCATCGATATCCAGTCGATCGCCAATGGCATTCAACGCATCGCAGGCGAGCAGGTGTGGCAGCAACAGAATCCGGTCGACCCGCGCATGCAGGCATTGCAGCAGCAAGTCGGCCAATTGCAGCAACAGATTTTGCAGTCGCAGCAGCAGGCGCAGACCGCGGAGCACTCCACGATCGACGCTGAGATTGCTGCATTCGCCGCAGACCCGGATCACGAGCATTTCGGGGTTCTTCAGCAGGACATGGCTCTGCTTTTGCAGGCCGGTAAGGCGAAGGGCCTCGACAGCGCTTATGAGATGGCGATGCGAGCAAACCCGCAGACGTACCAGATTTGGCTCGCTCAACAGCAGCAAGAGTGGGACGCACAGCGGAAAGCGAAGGTCGCGAAGGCGAAGCAGGCAGGCGCAAACGTGGTTCGCCCCAACGGGCGCGCCAGTACTGCGCAGTCGAATGTCGCCAACGAGACCATGGAGCAGACGCTTGAGCGCGTAGCGCGAGAGCAAGGTCTCATCAACTGAATTAGGAGCCCACCATGGCATCTCCCGGTCAGTCGAGCCTGTTCAACGCTTTCACCGAACTGGTATCGACCACGTATCGCAATCACAAAAAGACGGTCGCGGACAACGTTTCGAAGCACAACGCCCTTTATCGCCGCATCGCGACGAAGGGCCGCGTGCGACTCGAAGACGGCGGTCTGTCGATCGTTTGCCCGCTTGATTACCAAGCCAACTCGACGTATCAGCGCTATAGCGGATATGACGTGCTGAACATCAACGCGGTTGACGTGTTGACGGCAGCCGAATATCCGTGGCGCCAAGCTGCGGTGAACGTTGCCGCGTCTGGTCTCGAACTGCGCACGAACTCGGGTGCGCAGCGCATCATAAACTTCGCGAAATCGAAGATCACGAACGCTCAGCGCTCATTCGCCAACGGCCTTTCGGGCGATGTCTACTCGGACGGCACGGCCTCGAATCAGATCAACGGTTTGCAGGCAATCGTGGCGGATAGCGGCGTTGGCACGGTTGGCGGCATCAACGCGTCGACGTGGGCATTCTGGCAAAACATCGTCCAGTCCGCCGCGGCCCCGATTCAGGGTGGCGGTGCGATCACGCCGAGTTCAACGACGATCGAATCGCTCATGCTTCCGCTGTGGATCAAGTTGACCCGCGGCGCGGACACGCCCGATCTGATCGTGATGTCAGATGACTATTTTGCGATGTTCGAGCAGTCGCAAACGAGTCTTAAGCGCTATGCCCCGGAAGACAAGGGTCAAGGCGGCATGATCTCGATGAAGTACAAGACGGCCGATGTCTTCTTCGATAGCTCGGGCGGCATTCCTGCGCAGCACGCGTATTTCCTCAATACGGATTTCCTCGAAATGGTCGTCCATCGCGACGCCAACATGGATATGCCGGAGGAACTGCGCTCGGTGAACCAGGATGCGATCGTCATGCCGATTCTCTGGCAGGGCAATCTCGTATGCTCGGCGCGCTTCCTGCAAGGCGTGATGAAGGCCTAACCGAACGGAGGATGAAATGACTGTCGCAGCATCGCAATTCCCGCTGATCGGTTCGCAGCCCATCGGCAATTACTTCGTGCCCGACACGACTCAGCGTCAACCGCTGGGGGCAATCGTGGCGGCCGACGACCCCTTCTGGGGTGGCGGCGAGTATATGTATGGCAAAGCGAATGGCACGCTGAGCCAAGGCAACGCGTGTGTGTGGGATGCCTCCTACCAGTTCACGCAACTCGCCAATACCGCCAACCAAGCGCGCGCAATCGCTTTCGCAACGTATCCGATGGTGGTCGGCCAGTATGGCTGGTTCAAGATTTCGGGTCGCTGCGTGGCGAACTGCACTGCCTCGGTGGCCGCCGCGACGAGCGTCGGCATTACTGCGGCGGGGCAACTCGGCGCCGTGACGGCTGGCAAGCAGATTCTCGGTGCCATTTCGGATCAGGCTGCTACGGCCACGATCACGAAGGCCAATACGCAAACGCGTAACGGCTCGCCGCTGCTTCAAGTGTCGAACTCGGATGGTCTCTTCGTCGGTCTTCCGATCTCTGGAACGGGCATCCCTGCCTCGACCTATATCGGCGCCATAAGCTCGGACGGCCGCACGCTCACCATGACGCAATCCGATCTCGCAACGGTGCAGAATGCGACCGCTACGGGCTCGGTGACGCTCACGGGGACGATGAACGACGGCACGGTGTTCTACAACGTCGTGCAGTGCGATCGTCCGTCGACGCAAGGCCAGATCACGTAATCCCGTTGTCTCCTGGGACTTTCGCGGCGCATTCCTCCGGGTCTGCGCCGCTTTTTTTGGAGGTTGAAATGAGCGAAGAAATCAACGACGCAGCGCCGAGCAGCACCGAGCCCATCTTGGTTGCGGCACCCGCAGAGAATTCGGATGTGCCCCCTCTGGCGGATGTCCCAAACGTTGCCTTGGCTGCGGAAAGCCATGCCGAAGAGCCGGCATCTGTCACGAGTGCCGCTGGAGGCGATATTTCGTCGCCCAACGTCGGAAATTCTCCCGCTGAAATGACGTTCGAGCAGCGCGTAGAGCAGCGGTTTATCGCGCTGGAACAAGCATTGATGAGGTTGCCGCATTCGTTGCATACGGTGCTCAGCCGCAGCAGCACGACAGCCGAAGAATTCGCGCACAACGTGCTTGCGCATCTGTTCGGACATAACCAATAACCAGCCGTTCCCAAGGAGATTTCGATGCAAGAACTGAGATTGCAGGAGAAGGGGCCGCGCCCCCATGTGCGTTTCGAAACGCGTCCTACGGAAGACCGCGCGGCGTCAATCGATGCGGGTCGCAAGGTCTACAAGGACATCGATTGGGTCATCGTCACGCCGCAAGGTGGCAAGGACGTGCGCGAGGATCACGCCGAAGCATGGCTCGACAAGATCGAGGCGCAAGCGCAGATCGGCCAATACGACTATGCCTGGGCGAGTGACTTCCGCAAGATGTACCAGATGTTCAAGGACGGCAAGGAAATGCCGGAGAACGGCACGCCGCTCCGGATGTGCACGACGCTCTTTACGCCGGCCGAGATCGCGAATTGCCTCGGCGTGAATGTGCGCACGCTAGAAGACTTGGCGGCATCCAACGAGGAAACCTTGCAGCGCATTGGCATGGGCTCCAGGGCGCTCAAAACGCGCGCTCAAGAGGCTGTAAAAACCGGTGAAGGCAAGGAAAGCGCAATGAAGGTCGAGGCTCTCACGATCGAGAATGCCGATCTCAAGCAGAAGGTGGATGACCTCGTATCGGTCGTTAATGAGTTGCGCGAGCAGATGGCAACCATGGGCGGCGAGCAAAGACGCGGTCCGGGTCGTCCGCCGAAATCTCAGGAGGCTGCATAGCCATGATGAAGTACCAGAACAATGTGCTGTTGAGCCCGGGCGGCATAGCTGTGCCCAATGCCAGTGTTCTGGTGCTCAACTATCCGGGCGGCACGACTGCGACGATCTATTCCGACAATGGAGTGACCGTCGCGGCCAATCCGCTCACGACAGATTCGAATGGCGCATTCGGCTTTTATGCGGCTGACGGGCATTACTCGCTGCAAATCACGGGCAGCATGAATGGGGTGGCGATTACGCCAGTCACGGTGAATGATGTGCTGTTAGTCGATGTTCTCCCGTCTGATCTCTCTACCGCGCTTCCCGGCTCCAGCGGAAAGCTTTGGAATAACGGCGGCGTCATCTCGGTGTCCTGACATGCTCAAGAAAATCAAACTTGCGGCAATAGCGCTGCTACTGCCGCTGTTGGCGTTCGGCCAAAGCTACCCGTCGCCGACTTTTAATAACGTCACGGTTCAGGGCACGCTGACTGCGGCGAATCAGTCGTTCACGAATCCGCTTCCGGTGGCATCGGGAGGCACGAATTGCGCGACGGCGAGCGGGACTTGTCTTGACAACATAACGGGTTTCGCTTCCACCGGATTCTTGACGCGCACCGGAGCGGGCACGTACGCGTTTCAAAGCCTCACGAATGGCATCACCTACGCGAACCTCGCGCAGGCCGGCGCAAACACGCTGCTCGGCAACGCGACAGGATCGACGGCCAACGTAACGGCTGTCACTGTCACCGGCTGCAACGGCGCCGCGCAGGCCCTTCAATGGACGAACGGCAGCGGATTCGGCTGCAATTCCAACATTGCCACCTCTGGCGCGAACGCGAATATCACTTCGTTATCAGGGCTCAGCACGGCTCTTTCTGTCGGCCAGGGTGGTACGGGGCGCGCGACGCTCACGAGTCATGCGGTCCTGGTAGGCGCCGCCACATCCGCAGTTACGCAGGTTGCGCCGAGCACGGCAGGGCAAGCTCTCGTCAGTGCTGGTGCGACTTCTGACCCGGTTTGGGGATTGCCAACCGGGACGCTGATCGGCGTACAGGTATTCACATCGAGCAGCACCTATACGCCTACCACGGGCACCGCAAGCGTTATCGTCGAGGTGCAAGCTCCCGGTGGTGGTGGTGGGGGCGTCTCGGCGACTGGTGCAGGGCAGGTCGCGCAAGCCCAATCTGGCTCGGGCGGGTCGTATGCCAAGGTTCGCGTCACAAGCGGATTCAGCGGCGTCACCGTTACGATTGGCGCAGCCGGCACCGGAGGGGCGGCCGGGACAAATGCCGGCACGTCGGGCGGCACAACGAGTTTCGGGTCGATCATTTCATGCCCGGGAGGCGTCGGCGGAGCGGGGAGCGCCGCCGTAACCCCGCCACAAGGCCAAACAGGCGCAAATTCCCCTGCCGCATGCACTGTAACCGGGGCGACGACCATTGTTTCCATCCCTGGGGGCGCCGGATCACTTGGGATTTCGCAGAGCACGAGTTTCGTCGTTGCAGCAATGGGGGGTATTTCGGCTATGGGATTAGGATCCTCCAATGGGGCGGGCTCGGGCGGCGCAGGAGCGTCAATTACCCAAAGCGCATCGGCCGCGGCGGGGGCGAATGCTGCGGCCGGGAAAATCATCGTCTACGAGTACGACTGATGAACTACGCCATTGTCGAAAACGGCGTCGTGACAAACGTCGTGGATTGGGACGGCATAACGCCGTGGGTGCCTCCTGCTGGATCGACCGCGGTCATCATTCCTGACGGCTCGTATGCGGGGATCGGGTCTAGCTATTCCAATGGCGTCTTTGGCGAGCCGCCACAACCGCCCACGGGGATATAAGCCATGCCAATCGTCGTCCAGCCAATAACCGGCAGCGTTTCATGCCTGGACATCATCAAGGATGTGACGGCACGACTTAATATCCCCATCCCGACCGCAGCGGCCACTTCGACCGATCCAGCCGTGCAACAATTGCTGGCGCTCTGTAACAAAGAGGGTGAATGGCTCTCGAATCAATGCGACTGGCAATCGCTCACGCTGGAGGCGACTTTCACGACCGTTGCCCAGGAGAATCAGGGCGCTTTGTCGACGATCTCGCCGTACATGAAAAACATCATCAATGACACGATGTGGAATCGCAATTTGCGGCGCCCCGTGTTCGGCCCGATGACGCCGCAGCGTTGGGAGCAATTGAAAGCCATGGTGATGCAGGGGCCATGGAATCAATTCCAGATTCGCGGCGATAGCATTCTTTTCATCCCGGTTCCGACGGCTGGGCAAAGCATCTATTTCCAATACACCACGCGCGCTTGGTGCAAATCGTCGAGCGGATACCCGCAGATCAAATTCATCGCCGATACCGATACGCTGACGCTTCGCGATGACCTATTCAAGCTCGGGCTCGAATGGCGCTGGAAGAAGGCGAAGGGCTTCGACTATGCCCAGGATTTCGTCGATTATGAAACGATGCTTCAGGATGCGAAGGCGCGAGACGGCACGAAGGATGTCATCAACATGGGCGATGTGAAATATGACATCTACCCTGGCATTCTCGTGCCCTCCGGGAGTTGGTCGGCATGATGCGTCGACCGGTGGCCGGCGTGGCCCGTGCGCAGCAGGCGCGCACTGAAAGCATTCCCGCGCCTATCGGGGGGTGGAACGCGCGCGACTCGATCGCGAATATGCCGCCTGGCGATGCGGTCATCCTCACGAATTTCTTCCCGACGCCATCGAGCGTTTCGCTGCGCAATGGGTCGGTGAATTGGTCCACCGGCCTTGGCAATCAGGTAAATTCTCTGATGCCATACAACCCTGCCAGCGGTACGCCGAAGCTGTTTGCCGCGGCCGGTGGATCTGTCTTCGATGTGACCTCGACAGGCCCAGTGGGCGCGGCGGTCATTTCGGCGCTGAGCAGCGACAAGTGGAAGTACGAGAACTTCGCCACGTCAGGAGGGCCATTTCTCGGGATCGTGAATGGTGTCGATGGGTACTACGTCTATGACGGCAGCGCGTGGCAGAAGGTCACTTCGGCATCGGCTCCGATCTCGATTACGGGCGTCGATCCGACGACGCTCTCCGATATCAAGATGTTCGCCTCGCGGGTCTGGTTCATCCAGAAAGGCTCGCTGAACGCCTACTACCTGCCGGTGAGCAGTGTCGGGGGCGCGGCCGCGGTATTCCCGATGCAAGCGATTTTCCCGCGAGGCGGTTCGCTTGTCGCGATGGGCGTATGGACGGTCGACGGTGGTTACGGGATGCAGGACTATCTGTGCTTCGTGACCTCGGAGGGTGAGATTGCGGTCTACCAAGGCACTGATCCGTCGCAATCAAGCACCTTCCAGAAGGTCGGCGTCTATCAGGTGGGCTCGCCGATGGGGAATCGCTGCTTCATGAAGTATGGCGGTGACCTACTCTACATCGGCAAGGACGGATTGGGGCCTATCTCGCGGCTGCTGGCATCGTCGCGCGTCAACACTCAGGTCGATCTCAGCTACAAGATTCAGAACGCGATAGCGCAGGCCACATCGCTCTATGCGAGCAATTTCGGGTGGGACTTGGTCCTCTACCCGGCCGGCAATGCACTCCTGTTGAATGTTCCGATCGCACTCGGTCAGCAACAGCAGTACGTAATGAATACGATCACGGGGTCATGGTGCAACTTCACCGGATGGTCGGCGAACTGCTGGGCGCGGTTCAACGATCAAATCTATTACGGCGGCAATGGCGCGGTCGTGAAGGCGTGGTCGAGTAACTTTGATGACAACGGCAGTCAGATCAACGGTGAGGCTCTTCCGTCATTCGACTATTTCGGCACGCATCAGCTCAAGCAATGGACGATGGTTCGTCCCGTGCTCCAGTCCAGCGGCACGCCTGGCATATCTATCGGGCTGAATATTGATTTCGATACGACGGCGCCCACGGGTCTCCCCGGATTTTCATCTCAGTCAGGAGCGCTATGGGATGTGGCCGTTTGGGACGTGGATGCCTGGAGCCAGGACAGCCAGATTCTCAAGAACTGGCAGACGGTATCGGGCGTCGGCTATGCCGCGGCGATGCATATGAAGGTCAGCGCGCTTGATATGCCTGTCTCATGGCTGAGCACGGATTATGTGATGACCGATGGGGCGGTGCTGTGAAGCGCATCGTATGGGATGAGCCCGAGCGCGTCATGCAATGGGTAGCTGATCGCACCGATGAGGAGCGCGGCTACAAGCTCTATACCGCGATCGGGCTGGAGAACAATGGCGAGCTGTGTGCTGGTGTCGTCTTCAATATGCAGGCCGGCGCAAATATTCTGATGCATGTTGCCTCTGATGGCTCGCGTCATTGGATGACGCCTGCTTACATGGCGGCATGTTTCCGCTATCCTTTCATTCAAGCAGGATGCGGTCGTATTACCGGCCTTGTGCGGGCCGACAACATCGAAGCACAGCGCTTCGATGAGCACTTGGGGTTCAAGCGTGAAGGACAACTCCGCGCGGCTTGCACCGATGGGACGGATTTGATCGTCTACGGCATGCTGAAAAGCGAATGCCGGTACATCGAAGGCAAATACCATGCGGCATTATTGGCTGACATCCGACGCACCTGATTTACCTCTCGGGGCATTCAGGAAAGCGCCGGGGAAACATCGCCCTGCAACGCTTGAGGGCGGCAAAGGAGGGGGTGCTCCGCCGCCTCCTGATCCGTTTGTCACCGCCCAGGCGCAGACGCAGGCGAATGAGCAGACGGCAGGTTACAACAAGGCGCTGAACCTCAACGATTATTCGAATCCGTTCGGCTCCCAGACCTCCACTCAGACCGGCGTCGATCCCGCGACTGGCGCGCCGATCTACAGCACATCGATTACCGCAAATCCTGTCCTGCAAGGGCAGATGAATAATCTGCTCGGGCAAACCGGGCAAAGCGGCACGATCAATCAGACGGCGCTCAATGGCCTGTATGGTTTAAACGGGCAGATTTCCGCGCTGGGCTCGTCGCTGAATCCGCAAGCCGCGCAGGATGCGCAGCAGAACGGCATCAGTTCGGCCTACCAGTCGTCGATGGGGTATCTGACGCCACAGTTCTCGCAGCAACAAACTTCGCTCGATGCTCAGCTGGCGAATCAGGGCCTCGCCCCCGGTTCGGAGGCATGGAATAACGCGCAGGGCAACCTCTCGCGCAATCAGACATTCCAGCAGCAGCAAGCCCTCAACAATGCTCAGTTGACCGGTTCGCAAATCGGCACGCAAAACTTGCAAAACCAGCTTTCCGGCATCAGCGCGAAAAGCGGATTGCTGGGGCAGCAGGCCGGATTGTTCGGTCAGAGCGTGGGCATCGGTCAGACGCCGTACTCGAACCTCCAAGCGATCGCATCGATGATCCCGGGCTACACCGGGACATCCGCATCGGCATCGAAACCGGCTGACATTGCGAGCTACATGAACAACGCCTACCAGGGGCAATTGGCGGGATATAACGCCGATACGGCGAGTTCGAATCAAACCATGAGCACGCTCGGCAGCATTGCCGGCATGGCCGCATTGGCGTTCCTGTGACCATGGACGAATTTCTCGAATCGCTCAGAAAGATGCTACCGGTGACGGACCTTGGCAATCGATCGGCGCTGCTCGGCAATCTCGCATTCATGTTCCATGTCATCCGCGCGAGCGAAGACCTGCTTATGGACGCTGCGGCTTATGCACGGGGAGAATTGCACGAGTATTTCCATGAGCACCTCGGCGAAGAAATGAACCACGCTGAATGGCTCGCGCAGGACTTGAAGAGCACAGGGATCGATGTCTATTCACTCCCGGTCTCCGCAGAGGCGGTCGCGATGGTCGGTTCGCAGTATTACCTGATTCGGCATATCGACCCGGCCGCATTGCTCGGCTACATGCTCGTGCTCGAATGCTTCCCGGCCGCTGTTGAGGATGTCGAGCAATTGGAGCGGGCTCACGGCGCTGATGTCTGCCGCACTCTTCGGCACCATGCGATCCACGATAAGCAGCACGGAAAGGATGTGCTCGAACAAATTGCAAAGCTGAGCGAGAAGCAGCGCGAACTCGTCAAGCAAAATGCCGTGCAGGCGGTGCTCTATTTGCGCGCGGCAGCGGAGAAATTTAACGGAGGCGCTCATGCCTAACATCGGAGGCGGGATGGCGGTCCTGCCGCAATTCCAGGGGAATATGTACGACCTGCAACGGCAGCAAATGCTGGCGCAGGCCCTTATGCAAGGCGCCGTTACGCCGGCTCAAACGCCGCAAACGACCCCCGTCGGTCCGTATGCTGTCACGCCGAAACTATCGCCGATCGCGCCGCTTGGCAATCTGGCGCAAGCTCTGATGGCGTCTCGCGTAGGCGACCAAGCGAGCCAGGGATTGAACAATCTCGGCGCAGCCCAATGGCAAGCGCTCGTCGGCCCGAATGGCACGCAAGGGTTCGGAGCATCCTCCCCACAGCAGCCAGCCCCAGCAGACCAACCCGCAAATGCCGGGACTGCTGGGGCAACCGTCTCTGACGGCGCTGCTGGGTCTGGGGGGGTATCTGGGCAGTTGAGCCCAGCCGGGCAGCAAGGGCCGCAGGGGATGCTCGCACCAGGCGGTCCGATGAACCCGCTCGGTATGTCGACGCCTCAGGCGGCCATGATGTATCTAAACGCCCCCGAGAAGTATTGGGAGGCGCAGGCGCAGGCATTCAAGCCTGCCGACATCAATGCCCAGATTCGAGCGGCCGGCATCGACCCAAACAGCGCTCTCGGTCGTTCGATCGCGCAGAACGCGCTCGCGAAAGCGGTCGCTCCTGACTACGCATCATTGCGCCCGGGAGGGTATGCGCTGAATAAGACGACGGGCCAGATCGAGCAGATGCCGGCTGCGCCAGAGGGCTACACCGCAGTCCAGGGACCGAACGGCTGGCAGGTAGTCCCGGTTCAAGGTGGCCTCGAAGCGATGGGAAATTCTGCGGCTGCCGCTGCTGGGGGCAAGGCTCGTTATTCTCTGCAACAGGTATGGGACCGGAGCACGAATGGCGGCAAAGGCGGGTACGTTCAGCAGACCGTGGCGAATGTCGCGGATGCTGCTGGAGGCACACAACCCGGCGCGCCGGCGCCGCTGCGCAACAATAATCCGGGCGCACTGATGCCCGGAGGGCGCCTCGCTCAATATCCGGATATGCAGACAGGTCTCCAGCAAATGGATTCCAATCTCGCGTCCTATGGCAAGCAGGGCGTCAACACCTTGGCCGGCGTCATCTCTAAATGGGCGCCCCCGAATGAGAACAATACGAAGGCTTATATCCAGGATGTTTCGCAGCGCTTGGGTATCCCGCCAGATCAGAAAATAGACCTCTCGAATCCTGCTGTGCGCCATATCGTTTCGACCGGGATCATGCTGCACGAGAATGGCCCGCAGGCATTCGTCGGAGGCTCAGCAGGCGGCCCTACCGCCCCGATGGCATCGCAGCCGCCGCTGGGCGCTCAAAACGCAGCAGAGGCGTCCCAAGGCGCTCCCAGCAAGCAGATGGCAGACGCATATGGCTCGCTCTCGAACTCCGACTCCAGCTATCAGCAGTCGCGCGAAGCGTTGACGGAAATGCTGGACCTTGCGAAAAACAAGGGTGCGGTGGGAACCGCCGTGGGCGTGTTGCCCGAGTCAATCAGCACAAAGATCAGCCCAGATGCTGCGAAGTATCAAAAGCTGCACGCGACGTTCGTTTCCCTCCAAGGCAAGGCGCTCGGTGGTGGCGCGACTGATGCCGCCCGCGCAACGATTGATGAGGCTGTGCCAACCTATGACAAGCCGCAGT